CATACAAGATTCAGAACGGTATTGTTTCTGATGATGACCCACGCATGGAAATGCTTAATGGCGCTAAGCAACTATGGACTAGAGCGCAGGCAGAAGAAAACTTTGACTGGTACTCAGAGTACATATCACCAGACCGTGGTAAGTATGAACGCCGTGCGTTAGTACTAAAGAAGGCTCTAAGCGATAAGGCTTGGATGGCACAAAATGGTGATAGACCAGTAGTTAAGGCTATGGCTACATACCTTGATGCACGCGACCAGATTGCTTTTGTTCTAAAACAGCGTGATGCTGCTGGTGGTTCAGCAATGTTATCTGCTAAGGGTAATAGAGATATCGCTTATGTTATGGACCAAGTAAAGCAGCAACTAATTGCTGAAAGCCCAGAGTTTGAACAATTCCTAAATCGTTACTTTATCAATGATACGGTGGTAGTTTAATGACGACAGCACCAAAGCCTAAGACAGAATCAGGCACACCTGCAGGCACAGGTGGTACTAAAGGCAAGATAGACCTAGCCAAACTTATGGAGCAATATGCAACCATGGGCGGCACTGCACAAAAGGGTCCTACTTTTACTACTCAAGATGCCGATGCTGCTGTCCAAAGTATCTATCAACAAATCCTTGGGCGCAATGCAGTTGGCGCTGAGCGTACAAAGGCTATCAATATCTTTCTTAATCAAGGGCAAGATGTTGGTTCATCTGCTCGTCAACAGGCTGTTATCTCTATGGTTCAAAATACACCCGAATTCCGTAAGCGCCAAGAGAATAGTTATTTAGATGCTATCTATAATGCTGTAGCAGAGGATGTTAGAAAGGCACAAGGATAATGGCAGACCCACGCGTACAAGTGTCTGAAACTCCAGAGGAACGCCTCCGTAAACTTGGTATTGCCATTGCTCAAAATGAGCAAATCATCAAATCTGCTAAGCCAGGCAGTGCTAAATTTAAGGCTGCTCAAAAGGCTCTTGCTGATTTACGCAAACAGTTTGATGAAGCAAATGCTGAGGTTAATGCCCTGCGTGCTGGAGCCAAAAAAGCAGCAGCAGATAAAGCAAAGGCTAAGGCTCAGGAAGATTTAGCCCGTGCTGAGGCTCTTAATGATGAGGCTGCTGCTAAAAAAGCCCGCGATAGAATTCAAAAGGCTGAAAATGCTGCAGCATCTGCAGGCACTGGTACAACACAAACAGGTGATTCAAAGACTAAAGATTCAGATGGCGATGGCATACCTGATGTAACAGATAACTTGCCTAACTATCCAAACCCTGACCAAAAGACAGGTACTGGAAAGACTAGCAAGAAGCCTACAACTCCTACAACGCCAAGCGGTGCAGGCGGAGATGGAGGTACTGGTGATGGAGATAAGAAGCCAGATACCAAACAACTTTGGATTTCATATCTTCGTACTACCTTTGCTGCTCTTGATGATAAGAAACAGCGTGCTGAAATTGAAGGATTGTTTGCAAAGGCTAAGGCTCAAGAGTGGGATGAAAAAACCTTCATGGAAGCCCTTAGAGGTACTTCATGGTGGCAATCAACCCTACCAAGTTTACGCCAATTCTTTATAGAAACAAATGACCCGCGTAATGCATCAACATTTGCTGAAAAGTTAAAGAACAACATTGATTCAATTAGTGCAAAACTTGAAGCACTTGGCATCCAAGCATCTTATATTGACCCTAAGACCAATCAAAAGGTTGATAATCAGCAGTTTATTCAAGGTATTGCTATGGAAGCCATCAAGAATAATTGGGATGATGAACAGATTGCCAATTATCTATCAACCAAAAGTAATATTATATTTACTGGTGGTGGGCTTATTGGTTCATACTTAGACCGTATCAAAGATACAGCCTATATGTATGGAATTAACCTAGATGCTAACTTACAAAAGAGCATTAATACATCATTGCTTGACCCTATGGATGGGCGTGATTACAACTACTGGGTAAATAGCATGAAGCAGATGGCTATTGATGCACCACAAAACAAACCATTTGCTGACTCATTAAAGGCTGGTCGTAGCCTCTATGAAGTAACCACAAGTTACCGTAATCAGATGGCTAATTTACTTGAGGTGGATAGCGCTGCTATTACTTGGGAAGATTTAATGGGTAAAGTCCTTGATAAAAATACTGGCAATGCTCGTACATTTGCAGACTTTACAAAGGCTTTGAAACAAGACCCACTATGGCAATACACTAAAAACGCAAAGGAAACCTATAGCAATATGGCACTTGACTTGGCTAAGATGTTTGGATTTGTGGGGTAACTAATGGCTGCAGCAGATAAAGAAGATTTAGCAGAGAAGGCAAGAATTGCAAGATTACGAGCCACAAACGAATCTATCAAACTTGCCAATCAAAAAAAATCGGAAGAAACGGCAAAAGAAGCAACCGAGAAGGTTCTTATGGAAGGTGGCAAGTCTACGGATAAGGCTAACCGTCTTCCTGGTGAAACAGCATCCGAAGCCAATGACCGTATTACTAAAGCCTACAAAGAATTAACTGCCAAGCCAGTATTAAGCCAAGAGCAGATTGATGCAGGGGCTAAAGTTCAGTTCGTTAGAACTGGCGCTGGTGGTGTTGGTGAGTGGGCTGTTGTGGTTCCACCTGGATATAAAGGTGAAAGAACTACTACTCAATGGACTGATGGAATTATTCCTGGTAGTAGTAAGTATGCTACTGGTTCTTCTGTTGGTACAAAAATTACTGGTGGCAAAGTTTCAACAGCAACTGCTACTACTAAAGATAGCAAAACAGAAGGTACTGGTTCTAAGTTTCAAAATACTTTTGCAGGACAACAGGCTGCTCGTATAGAAAAACTACGGGCTGATGCTGCTGCTGGCAAGAAAATAACCTTACAAGACTTAGGTGNNTAGGTGATTTTAGAACTATCTATTACGACAAAGACCCAGTAACAGGCAAGCAACGAACTGGTAAAGAAGTCGTTGATGCAATGTTGGCAGACCTTAATCTAGTAGACCCTAATGAACTATTAAAATCAGGTGGCACTACTTTAGTTAACGAACAGACAAAAGAAGTACGCCCTCAAAACTTAGCAGAAATTAAACAAAACATATTAGAACAGATTGCTTACGAGGCAAAGTCGCAATCACGATATAGTTCTTATGCAAAAGATGTCTATAACTATCTTAAGGGTAATGCCAGTCAGGGCATCAGAGGAATACTTGCTAAAGACCCTACACTTTGGAAGGGTGGCTATAGCCCTGCAGATGTCGGTAAAATAGTAGCAGGTAAGTCATCAGACCCTAATGATAAAAGGTCTGTTTATATTATTGACCCAAATAATCCTGTTATCCCTGAAGATATCTTAGCCCAAATTCAAGGTCAAAATATTCCTATTATTGACCCCACCACAGGTAATGCTGTTGGTTTTGACCCTAGAACAAGAAGTGTTGTTGACTTTGGTGGTTCCTTTGGAAGAGTTACCCCAAGACCAGGATATGACTATCTTGGAAATTATATTGGTGGTGCTAATGTTAGTGAATCCATTGATGAGCAAGGCAATATAATTGAAGATTTTGGTAGTCAGTTTGGTGCAACCAAAGGCTCAGGTACATCTGAAGACCCATTGTTAATAAATGGCAACGCTTTCAATGGTGTACTTGGTGGGGTTACTTATACCAATGGTGTTGCACAAAACCTTGGACAAAATGTAACAGACTTTGATACAAAGCAACGCAAGTCTGCTCAACAAGATTTCTTAGCAGCACTAAACGAACTTGGCTTGGGCGATTTGTATGATGAAGTCAATAGGATGATTTCCGAAGACAAGACTGTTGCCACCATTAAATTAGAACTACCTAAGACTGAGGCATACAAGCAACGCTTTCCAGGTATGGAAGCCCTACGCAAAGCAGGGCGTGCAATCTCTGAGGCTGTCTATATCTCTAATGAAAAGGGATATCTACAGACTTTGCGTGCCTATGGTTTAGATTCTGCTGTACTTGGCAGTCGCAGTGAATTAGGCAAGTACATTGCTAATGAAGTTTCTCCTCGTGAATTTGAGGAGCGTGTGAACATTGCTGCTACTAGGGTTAAAGAAAACCCAGATGTTATTGCAACATTTAAGTCTTACTTTCCAGAGGCTGATGAGGGTGGAGTTATTGCATATCTACTCAATCCAAAGGCTGGTATGGATATTATCAAGAAGCAAATCAGAGTATCTGAGATTGGCGCAGCAGCAACCAAGGCAGGCTTTGCCCGTGATTTGGTTGGCGCAAAAATGGCTGAATCTTTGATTAGTGCAGTAGGCGATACTGGTTATGCTCAGATTGCAACTGAGTTCCAACGCGCTCGCCAACTAGCAAATAATCAACGCCGCCTAGCACAGATTGAAGGTCAGCAATATACAGACCTTGAAGCAATCAGTGCTGTAGTTGGAGATGATGTTACTAGCGCACTTGCTTCACAACGCCGTGCTGAGCGTGAAGCCGCCCGCTTTGGCGGTGCTGGAGGCGTATCTGGCGCATCACTAAGAGGCACAACAGCAATATAAAGAATCCTCACCCTGACCGACCAGCCCAGGGGAGCGTATAAGTCTGGGAGCGATAGCCAACATGGTTTCCCCGAACCTTGTTGTGGATTGCGAATACAACTAATAAAAAAGGGAGATAGGTAGATGGCTACCAACTATGAATACGATGACGAAGATGACGACACAACTACTGATGTTGTCGGTCAACTCCGCAAAGTAAACCGTGCGCTAGAAAAGCGTGCAAAAGAACTAGAAGCGGAGTTGAGCGGTCTTAAAGTACAGACCCGTCAGCGTACCGTCAAGGATGTACTACAGGCTAAGGGATTAAACCCAAAGATTGCTGTATTTATCCCGCAGGATATTGAAACTTCTGAGGAAGCAATAACCAACTGGGTAAATGAATATGGCGATGTATTTGGAATCCAATCAACTAATGAGGAAAAGCCTGCAGCAAAGAATCCAGAAGTTATGGCACAAGCAAGAATCAATAACATCGCTGCAACTGGCACTGCGCCAGATGTAGATGAAGATGCGTTTGCAAAGATTGCGGGAGCCAAGACTAAAGAGGATTTAGATGCACTCCTTGGTTTTAATTAATTAACCAACACATCAACCAATCACCAGGAGGTGAAACCACATGGCAAATGCTTATACCGACACCTCGGCTCTCGCAGGTTTAGTAAAAACCGCGTATGACCGTTATGTTGAATTTGCCCTCCGCGCTCAGCCGATGATTCGTGCTGTTGCGGATAAGAAGCCTGTACAACAGGCTATGCCAGGTAACTCCGTTGTATTCTCACTTTACAACGACTTGGCAGCAGCAACTTCTACTCTATCTGAAACAACAGATATAGATGCAGTTGCACTAAACAATGTTGATACAGTTTCAGTAACTCTAAACGAGTACGGAAACGCATCACTTGTTACCCGTAAACTACAGTTGTTCTCACTATCAGATGTTGACCCTGCTGTTGCAGACATCATCGCTTACAACATGGCTGACTCACTAGACACAGTGGCACAAAATGTCCTTGTCCAGGGAACCAATGTTATCTATGGCGGAAGCCGCACTTCTACTGCGACCATCACAGCATCAGACACCATTGATTCTGCTGACCTTCGTAAGGCTGTTGCAAAACTACGCTCAAACAAGGCTGTTCCTCGTGCAGGAAGCCTATACTGGGTTGGTATCCACCCAGAAGTATCACACGACCTACGCGCCGAAACAGGCTCAGTCGGTTGGCGTGAATCACACCTACATACCGATGCATCACTTGGCAACTTGTTTGCTGGTTCTATCGGAACTTATGAAGGTGCGTTCTACATTGAAAACCCACGCATGTACTCTGCTAAGTCAGGTGCAGACCAGACCGCTCTTGCTACCACAGCAGTAACTGTTGCTGGTACATCAGCAGGCTTCACCTTCGGTGTTGCTTCATCTTCAGTAATTGCAACTCGCGCTGAAGTAGGCGACAAGATTGCTGGAACTGGTATCGCTTCTGGTGCAAAGATTACTGCACTTTCAACTTCAGGTTCAACAACAACTATCACTGTTGATACCGCTAACACTGCTGCAGTTACTGCAACTACTGTTGTAACTGTAACCCCTGTAACTCGCGTATTCTCAACCATCCTTTGCGGAAAGCAAGCGTTGGCAGAAGCCGTATCACAGGAGCCAAATGTTGTTA